CTCATGGCTCTTTGCCTATGATGGACTTTTATTATAACACAAATAAATAAAAAACGCACCAGCCCCCTTAGAGTTACTGGCACTTTCCTAGGTATATTATAACACAAAAAGGACTGTCGAAACAATCCTTTTCGGTGGGCGCGACGGCACCCGTAGTAGTAGCTACCTACCGTGTTTTTTTGCACTAGATAAATTGTATCTAGGTTATCCAATTACATTTTATCAAATTCTGATTTATGTATCAAATATAATTCTTTTAGCAACAGAAAATAAAAAAAGCCCCAGCAAACGCTGAGGCTTCGACCACTACTGCCATGATATCCCTATTGCAGCGTGAGGGGAGGTGATACACTCCTTTTCGTTTTATAGTTTGCGTGGTCTGTTAATTACATGTCTGTGCAATCGTCCAAGTACTGGTCTTCAACCCATTGCGCACTGTCAGGGTGGTTGATTCGAGACCAGCCGTTTAGTTTCTCATAAACACGGACTCTTGTGCCCGCTGGGAGAAATTCCTTGTCTTGGCTATCGATGCGAGGACCAGCTTCAACGTAGTAGTCAGTGGTAAGAGTGCCTTCGTAGTAAGGCTTGTCTGACTTCTCTAAGCGTGTATTAACATCTAATTCACGCTCAAATTCGCTTTGGGCTGGTGCTGGAAGAGGCGTCCCACTTTCACGGAAAACAATTTCACGAGGACGGCCATTTAGATCCCAGATATAATTATAATCATTTTCAGTCACTCCGTCCATGCCGTAGTTGCAATGGATAGCTGTGCTATCGCTAGTCATGATTAATACATGGCCGAACGCACCGAGCGAGCTTGAGCCGTCACGAGGCGCCCAAATGACGACATCTCCACGCTGCCCGTCAAATGTGCCATCTACAGCATCGTAAATTTTCGCATAGCCAATTGCTGGCAACGCTTGTTGAAGTGATTCTGTGTTGTTGTTTAAGTTGATTTCAAGCGCATAGCTTACCGCTGATGAGCAGTCAAATTCAATGCGTCCATCTCCGTCAGCATCATTTCCGTAACGGTCCCCCATGTCGTAGTGAACTGGGATTGATTGTAAATGATACATGCGTGCAATACTTGATTCAATTTTACTCATTTATTTATTCTCCTTCATTCAATTAATCTTGTTTTGGTTCGTGGTAGCTCAAGGCTTGCTCGCTGTCTCCAAGACCCTTGGTAGTTGGGTCTGGAATGATATTTAAAATATTTACGATTGTCAAACCTACCAAATAAGGGTTTGAGACAAACTTGCCAAACAAGCTGAGCACTGCATCCCAGCTTGTTAAATCTTGAAAATTAATTCCAAAGTAAGTCAAGATGGGTAGTGCAATCGCAAGCGCTACACGATACAAGAACGCTTTATTCTTTGAGTTAAAACGTACAGACCAGTTAATCTTATTCATCAGTTGATTTTCCTTTCAATTTTTCGATTTCTTTTTTAAGTTCAATCACGGTGTCGACCAATCGCTGGAAGTGACCATCGTCATCAACATACCACAAGCCTTGTTGCTTGGTGTCACCAAACGTACGAGCAAATAAGCGGCGTTCGTTGCCTTCGCCTTTATTTTTGCCATTGTCGTAAGCGTCCCAGCTATCTTCTGGGACATGCGCTAATTCAAACCCTAGCAAGTTCTCAGCGTTGATTGAATCAATCCACTCATAATCACCCCGCCAAGTAGCTTCCTTTGTTTCTGGGTCAATATAAAAGGGTGGATTGTCTAAACCGTATAGATTAATACTGCCACTTTCTTTATCTTTGAAAAAATAGAATGGCAAGTTCATGTGTGGAGTCCCGACATCGCCCGTTGCTTCTTCTAATTCCTTCCAGACGTGCGGTTCTTCTGAACCATAGTTAGACCACGAGTTTGAATCTTCAAACCATTTCAAAGACTTCAAATTGTTGATATCCCGCTTGATTTGGGTTAGGTCAACGCTACCATCTGAGGTTGTGTTTAAACCATCAACCTTCTTTTCAATTGCATCAGTTCGCTTAAATAGCTCTTTAATGTCTCGACCGATGCCTTTAATAGTCTCTACAAGATTCATCACTGTTCCTCTTTTGCTTGATTATATGCAGATAGATAATCGACATCAGTCACAGCGTCAATCTTTTGGCCAAGTTCTGTCAACTTAGCCACGATTGCTTCGCTGGTATCGCTATTGAGAGCGCCAATTTTATCTGCAATCTCTTTTATAGTGTCAAGATTCTCTGGAACTTCTTCGCCGAGAATCTCTGTTTTTAGCTGCTTGATTGCCTCGCTTAGTTGCTGTTCAGTGATGCCACTCCCTGCCTCTTTATCATTGATTGCTTTTTGCAAATTCTTGATGTCTGTTCCGATTGCAACCACTACAGCTTCTAATTTATTTTTAGCCATGCATTATCCTTTCAAGTTTTAGCTAAATTGTATATTGCTACTAAATCTGGAAGCTCATCTACATTATCGTTGCCTAAGTGCTTCCGTACTTCCTCAGCCAACGCTTTTATTTTGGGTCTTCGGTATTGCTTGGAATGCTAGCAGATGGATTAAAGGACGGACGAACACGTATTTTAAATTCATCTGTCGGGAAAATGAACCCATCTAGTTTTAATTCCAACTTGTAACGACCAGGATCTACTGTATCTTTGAATTTGAAGTTGAAGCGACCTGATTCTACAGATACATCTTCATACAAAATTACTTTTTTCGCATTGAAAATGGCAAGCTTACCTGTGCCAGATAAGTCTTTCTTCAAGCCGTCATCGCCCAAAATCTCAAATTCAAATACTGATGCAGTGTCTCCCGATTTGATGACGCACCCACCGTCAACTTGCTTGATGCTCGTCATGATATCATTCATCGTTCTCGTCGGTCTCCTTTTTTATCTGAAGGCGTCAAATTAAATTTATCCTTGTCAATGTTCATCTTGACGTACTTATCAATAAAAGGGATTTCCACCCCTAAAGCTGATAAGCTAGCTAAAATGCTAGAGGTGTAAGCTGCAATCATTGCGAAGATAAATGTATCAACGATACTCGTCAGATTCATGAAATTAGCAAATGGATAGAACATCGCCACAAACACGGTCATTGCTGTGTGGCTGACTACTCCTTTACGGAACTTTGTGCTCGAGAGTTCGTGAGCAGCCCAAGCTCTAGATACACCCACAGCTATGTCTGAAAAAATAATTATCACGAGAATAAGTACCCATGGATGCTCATCAATACCGTGTGCGTAGAAGTCTCGGACTACATCAAAGAGCCCAAAAATCCCATCTGGTTTATTGTTCATTGCTTACCTCTGTGCCGTTAGACTCTGCTAGAATTTCGTCTTCAATCTTGTAACGAAGGTTGCGTAGTTCTTGTTCATCTTTGCGCATTTGCTTGCGATATTTAGCATAAAGTTCAGCGTTAAGAAGATTCTCTTGGACACTAGATACTGCATTCTCGTCAATGCTGATGTATGTCTGTTTAACCAGAACTGTAGTTCCTTCTTCTACGACGTTAAATTCTGCATTGATTGTGCGTTGTTTTGTAATTTTTAGTGACATGATATTATTTTCCTTTCTTTTATTCTTCGATCGTTGGATATTCGTCTTCGGTTATGTAAGTGACCGTTCCTGTGTAGACTGCATCTCCAAAACTTGGGTTTGAAAAAAACATATTTCCATTAGATTCAAAATGCCACACTGCGCATTCTTTGTGTTGGTTAGCTGCATTTTTGTTGACAATTAGATGAGTTTGCACACAAGGCTTGAACCCCTTTGGAATTTTCTCATCCAAACCCTTGTATTCACCTTCGACGACAGAATAGATACCTCTGATTAAGCTGAAGGTCACTACATCCCCTTTTCGAACCACGTTAGCTTTGACACCATATCCTATCGGGATTTCTTTTTTAACAACAGGTTGGTTGGTTTGCACGAACTCAACCCAATTTCCAACTGAATTCTGCGTTAGAGTGCGTTTAAAGAACCTGCCAGAACTTGTTGTCAGTGATTGATGAATACCGCCCAGCCCCTCTATCACTTCTAAGAACCCTACTTGTTCTGTAGGTTTAGGCTTGCTGATAGGATAGTTCTTCATCGTGCTCATCACCGAGAAGAAACCTGTCGTTCTATAGTCATCGAGGTTTGTGTTGTTATATTCAATAATCGCAGCACCTCGAACTTCTGTAAGTCGGTGGTGCTGGATTGGCTTTGAACCCGAATAAATCAATCCATTGACATCAAGTGCTCCATTTTCCCGGTATTTACCAATCCCCACGCCCTGTTGATCGTAGGACATAATAATTTTATCGGTAGGCACTGTAGCTTGAAATTCCGAGGGCGAAAATCCATCCTCTAGTTTGCCTGTTACTATGAACGAAGTATCCGCAGGGTATTCCTTGCCCAAATTTGCATTAGATGCCTTAAATTCAGAAATGCTTGACCATTCACCGCCAGCTTGCCCATTATCTGCTACAACATTGCTAGTTCCAACTTTTGTTGTTGTAAATGTCAGCTTCATGGTGTTTTTTTGAACACCGTTGACGCTCAACGGCGCTATTTTAGCAAATCTCTTGATGGTTAGTGTATCTGACTTCGAGCCGCTTCTGACAACCTCAAATTTCAGTGTTGGGCTGAAATAGAATAAAAATGTTATTTTGACCTCTTTCCAATCAGACCAAATCCCACGAGAGTCTTGAACTCTCCCTCTCAAGGTCATTTGAGTATCTTTGCTTACAGCGACCTCACGGAACACCCCACCGTTCGTTGAAACAGAATTGCTAGCACCAACAATTTCAGCGTAGTACCCAGCTATCGTAGCTCCATTCTTTGCTTGCGCCCCGTTGAAAACGACCTTCACAAGTGACATTATGGACACGAAATGTGTTGGCTCTGGAATTATCCTTTGAGTCGTTGGATTTGTATCTGTCAAGGTAAACCCAGTGAATAAGGGTTTCATGTTGTCTGTAACAACGCTTGCTGTTAGTGTTGTTGACTGCGTCTGAATCAATTTGCCGTCTACATAAGTATCGACATATATAGTACCTCGGCCAGTTGTTGCATTCGGTATGTCGTTTGCGAAATCCGCTGGGATTGTCCACTTAAACGATGTCCCAACATTATCAGCAATTTTACCTTGCTTGTTGCCCCACGCATAGCGTAGCGTGTGCGTAGCACCAGCTAATTTTCTGTCAATAGTGATATCTACCTGATTGCCAATGAATCCTTCCGCGACGCTCACCGAACTTCCTCTTGGAATCGTCGTCAGTGTTATATCTTGGTTGCTGATGTCTAGGTTCCCAGGGCTGTATCCACCTGAGCCATTGAAATGTGCACGCACACCGAAGACACCAAACCCATTATCAGCATGCCTTACAGTGATTGTGCGGTCAATCAACTGTATTTCTGAGTTTTGGCTAAGCATCGCTGGGCTTCCAGAGTAGTCAATTCGTTGACCAAAACCATCAACATACCCAGAACATTGATAACTTGCAAACGTCCAACCTTGATTCAGCAATGCTAATCGAACACGCACATCACTAGTGTTATTTACGTCACTCTTTCCGACTTGGTCAATCCATAATCGGATGCGATAACCACGGTCATTGTTAGACCAAAACTCTGACATACTTACTTACCTCCTACATATCTGATAACATTACGGTCTGGATTGATGAAATCTTGTTCCTCTCGATAGCGACCAATCTGAATAGTTTTAGAGAAAATACCATTCTCGATGTGAATCACACCTTGTGAGATATACATTACTTCATTCCCAGCTGAGAACATCGAAATACGACCGTTTGGGCTGAATAGCATAGAGCTGGAGTTGTCGGTTTTACCGATAACAAGCCCTTCGTTCGATGAAGTCATGTAGCTGTCGATAAAGTTCCAACGTTCTGACATATCATTCAGATTGTTCTCTAGCTTAGCCACACGAGCGCTTGCGTCAGCCAAATCCTTCTCAGCCTGTGCCCGATTAGCGTTATTTGCGTTGACGAAATCTTGATAAGCCTTCACCCATTGATTAAGTATCTCAAGAGAGGCTTTAGCCTCAAGCTCGGCTTGTACCACTGAATTAACTTCGTTGAGCTTGTTGAGTTGTGCTTGTGTCAAAACTTGGTCAGCCTTAGAATCAATTTCATCTTGTACATCTTCAAGCGCAGGGGTCCAGTCCGTTTTGACTGTCCCTTTTTCGATTTTCACTTCCCAAACCGACTTGCTAGCTGTTTTGTGATATGTGTTGACACGTAGATGATAATTTCCTGTCGGTTTAACCCAAGTAATCAGCGTTCCTGTAGTACCTGTTTTTAAATCAGATACAATCTGATAATTTTGGTATTTATCATCAATCAACCAAAGCGTCACATTGTCGCTCTCAACATTTGCGTTGTGCAGGGCAGTAAAATTACCGTCCGATTTCGCACTGATGAGATACTTTTGGTTTTGCTCTAAATAGACAGAAGTTTCGTTTTTGTACAAAACATTATTATCGAAATTCGTTGGTTTTCTGTCCGGCTTAAAAGGCCCCTTCGAACCTTTTAAGAGATTCCGACCACCGACCGAGACACTACCAGCCGTGTCATTCCAAGAGTAATCAGCTGGATTAGTGCTATTTGCTTTATCAAAGTTAGTACATATCCCTAGAAAACGCTTGGTGCCGTCTTGCGTCAGACTGAAACCAGTTCGACCATCGGCGCTATCGGCATAGGCAAAGTGGACGTAAGGCGTTCTTCCATCTGCCCCAGCTTTACCCGGAATGCCATCCCGGCCATCGCTACCTTTCCATTTAGACCAGCGATAGTCTTGCGGATTCCGACTATCCGTAGTGCTGAAATCTTGGTACATACCGATGAAAGCCTTGTCAGTGTCGGTCTGGCTAAAACCGCTACCGGAAACCGTGTCAGCGTAGGCAATGTGAGTGTACTGTGTTTTACCATCAGCACCCTTAACACCAGGGATACCTTGGTCACCTTTTGGACCTTGTAAGCCTTGTAAACCACGTTCGCCCTGCAATCCTCTGTCACCTTTTGGGCCTGCTGGCCCTGGGTCGCCTTTATCTCCCTTGACACCATTTCGGCCATCGGAGACATTTAAAAAAGTAACCTCTTCCGAAGCTACTTCCTTATTATCTACCCAAGCAGACACCGTAATTACGGTAGGTTTAGTAATCTTGCTTGCGCTCACTGTGTAAGTCAGTCCAGCTCCGACAATGGATCCGTCAATTACAAATCGATAGGTTGCGTTAACCGTCTGATTCCCTCGTTTTAGTGTCGGGCGTAATGTTGACTGCCCTATATTGTTTTTAAAGATAACACCGTTATCTGTTGAAAAAAGGATGCTGTAAGGTCTGCTGTTTTCAACCATGCGTTCGAAGACGGTTCTAAGGTCTCCCGATGTCCTATTTTCAAGCTCTTTGAAATTACCAAAAGTCGTTGTGTTATTTGCTGGATTGCTAAAACTGATCTTTTGCTCAATAGCACGAGCCCGCACATCGAGCGACGGGACAAAACCCTTGTCGTGAATTGTGATAGTATCCCCAATCTCAACATCAACGAACCCATCGACTTCGTAAGTAATAGCTGGATAGGCGTTTTTCCGCAAATTCGCAATCCCTGCAGCACGGATAACTTTTGGATCATCACTGTCAACTTCTAAATCCTTTCGAATCCACTTATTATCTTGAGTCGAAGCCCCAAAAGTCGAAGGGTACAAATTAGCTGCATGAGGGGCATAGAGACAATTGCCCTCTTGTTTGAAGATAACAATCCCTTTGTCATTCTTTTCCTCCCAAGCCGGGAGACCATTGATATAGACTCGCACTTCAGGGCCGTTCTCAGGTTGCTCTTTTGCCTTACCGTACGGGACAATCATCGTATAGATTTCGGTTTTATCAACCTTTCTCGTCATCGATTTGATATTTTTTTCAAACGTCAAACGAATGTCGCTACGAATTCGACCTACACCAGTATGCGAATCGTCCGCTTGATGGTAAACGTTCAGGACGAGTTGTTTAATAGAGCTGTCGTCATTAAGTCTAGTCACAAATTCAACTTCAGCATTAAATTTATTAGCTAAACTCAATAGCCTTGCTAATTTCGTGTCTTGCCCTTCCCATTCAAGCGTTTTTTTCTGGTCAGAGACCTCATTGACACCGAGCGTTACCATCGCAAACTGAGGGATATCAAATGCATTGAGGTATTCTGCAAATGACATAGCTTTGTCAGCCTTGTAAGCATTCGTGTATTCATTTATCAACTCAAGATTCAGGTTCTCGCAATAGCATCTCACCCATCGCTCGTTTTCCTCAACCTTCATAATATTAAACAAGTACGTTTGCCCATTGTGTTTGAACGAAATGAAAGAGCGCTCGTTTAGTTGATTGTAAAGCGGTTGGTTTGCTGTATCGCTCAGCAATTCCTTTTTTGAAACGGTAAATTCGAATGTGCTAGATGCCGTCTCAAGATTGCGAGTCCAAGCATCGTCGTAGAAGTTTAACGTTTCTTGTTTTTCGTTATCAATGAAGCCAATCTTTTGTAAGTTGGCATCGTGAATCGTTAATAGCATTACAAATACCTTTCTTCATATTTAACGGACACAGAGGGCCTGTTCGTGACCCACCTTGAGCAATAAACTTCGAGTTGAGACTTGCCAGGAGGAATTGTGATGAAATCAGAACCTTGCACAACATCAACGATTTTCGAAATATTATCTACTAGTACAGTGTCGTTCTCGCTGTTTATCACAACTTCTCCACCGGCCCTATATCGATTGGGAACTTTCCGGACCCCTACGACATAGTCTTTGCGATAAATAAAATCATCTAAGTACATGTGGCTAACTTGCGGTGCATTCCCGATTTTGCTGAAGATAATGTGGATTTTATCCGATTTCTTACCTTTGATTTCAGGGATGGTATATCTAGGATAAGACCCCCACCAATAAAATTGGACGACGTCGTCAAACCGTTGGATATCTGACCACCCCCTAGGCTCGTTAAATGGGTTGTGCTCTTCTATGTGCGTTCCTAGAAACTGCTTCCTGTC